TCAGCTTCTAACATTTGCTTCAAGCTTGCTACAGACTCTTCCAAGTAACCAACCTTGTTAGATAGTGCTGCATTGTTAGCTTTCAACTCAGCAGTTTCTACAGCGTGTGCAGATTGCAAGTTAGCCTTAATAGCGTTAGTTGTTACAGCAGCATTCTTCTCAGCTTGAGATACAGCAGCTTCGATAGCAACAGTATTATCTTCTTGTGCATCAACTAACTCTTGACTTAAGTCTGACAAGTCTGTCTTGCTGATTGTTGCTAAACCACGCTTCTGCATAAGGCTTGCTACAACATTATCTTCATTCTCAACAATACGAATCTTCAAGTCAGCTTTTGCTTGACGCTCAGTCTCAGCAATAGTCACTTCAATAGCACCTAACTCAGAAGTCTTTTGCTCAATATCACCAGCAAGACCTTCACTAATCGTAGTTAGACCAACTAGGTCTGTAACGATCTTCTGTACATCACCAGCAACTTTAGTTAAAGCTTTGGTTGAACGATCTACTTGTGTTACTACTTTCTTTACTTCACTCATATAATACCCTCCACAGGCTGTTAATTAAACTTTTCACGTCTTTCAATCTTTTCAAACATATCACCAAGGATATTATCTACCGAATCTTCTATACCTGATTCGACTCCCTCACTGTTCATAAGATCATTATTGTCTGTTTCTGATGTATTGTCAATAGTTTCATCAACAATATTTTCATTTTCTGTTACGTCGTCTGTCATAATTATATCCCTCCAAGGATTATTGTAAAAATTGGTCGGGGCGGAAGGATTCGAACCTTCGAACTCTGTTTACCGACGTGAAAGGCCGATGTATTAACCCAGATACGAGTGGGAGATTGTGCCGTACTAACAGTTTAACCGATTCCCAGTTAAACTGTCAAGTTTTATTTACCTAATGTGTCTTCACTAATGTATCCAGTGATAATACCCATCGGCCATAAAGGTATACCAATACCTCGTACAACCTCACACTTAGTCGATGGATTGGCTTGAAAATCACAATCTACGAACTTCACGATGTTTGCTAGATATCCACCAACACAAGCCAGTATCAAAAATACCACAAATAAACTGCCTGATTTCATAATTCCTCCTTCTGATTAATTTAAGGGCATTATACAGACCAGAAACCCTAAGTAAAGCTTTTTCTCAAAGTTTCTGGAACTATTTTACAGGACGTGAGCCAATGTAGTCTGCATTTGGTCTTTAGAACGTATGTTCTTACGTCCACGCATCTGCTTACCACAGTCATTACACACATACCCGACAAACTCACTAACGCCTGTCTTAGTTGTATGACCTGTCTCTGACACATCACTAGAGCCGCAGATAGGACTTATACAACGAGTGTACTCAGTGTCCACATGCGTGACGAACGTTGGTGAACGCTTATCGTATGGCGCGAGAGCCACATAAACATTCTCAAGGATAGTCACATCTCCAATATTGTACTCTAACATGTGTCTCCACGCTGTTTCATCACCAGCAAGGCATCTAGCCCACAGATCAAATCCACCAGTATCAACCTTACTCTCTCCACACAACACTTGAGCTAGATAGTCTAGTTTATTTGAAGAGAACATACCAACTGCTTTTGCAATCAACATTGTGTCGATCAACTTCACTGGCTTGTGAGGCTTAATGCCTAACTGTATTGCTCTGGCTGTCACTTTCTTAATATCAAAGCGATTACCATTGTGTGCGACTAACATGTCAGCTTTCTCAAACATGTCCCAGAGGCTTTGTATGACCTCTCTATCGCAACCTTCTTTATTGTCTGGGTCGAAGCCATGATTCCAACATGAGTCATGATAAATCTTGTCCTCACCAAACCACTTAGCTGCCCAAGTCATTACGAACCAATCTTCTTTGATCATATTGATTCCGATGTTCTGCTTAAACAATCCCCAGAAATATCCAAGCATTGGAGAAGTCTCAATATCATAAATCAAAATATTCAACTCATGCTTAGGCTTACCTGTTTCAATAGCAGCTTCATCCATGTTGTCCCAGATAGTCCAGAACGCATCGTGACCTGATCTAACACGATCTATGAAGTCACCTATAGTTTGCCTTGGATAGCCTGTCTCTCTTGAGATAACAGCTATTGGCTTCTTGTAAGTCAGACGTGCTTCAGCTATGTAAAACATATCCTTCTCTGTCATACTCGTTTTTCTACCCATGGAACATACCTCCTCCACCACTCAATCGTGACAGTTCATCAACCATACCACCCATTCTGGAAGAGTTCATCTTAGCTTCATCACTGGCAAAACCAGATGTAATCCACTTACGATCACTACGTTCTTCACCAACAATGCGAAAATTTGTTACTCGATTGCCTTGTAAAGTTGTATGATCACATTTCTCTTCAATAGATAATTTGTTATTTAATTTAACACCTAAGAATTTAATAGCCTCAAACAGCTCCTTCTTCTCGATGCGCCCACCATGCTTCGTTACTTTGCCTACCTTGATCTTGTCGCCCTCACGTTCAATCTCAACCTTGTAACCTACACTCTCCAAATCACTGAAGGAAATGGTACGATAAATCGTATGATCTCTCTCATTGGAATCAGTCATTAATATTTCTCTGTGTTGTTATCATAAGATCATTATTGTCCGATTCTTGAACAGTGTCAAGCTTTTGATTAAATACTACATTCATTTTCATGTTCCACCTCTATTCCACATTGGTTATACACGTCAGCATCCCCACCAGATGATGTCTGATAGTTTGAACTGAACCTCCACAGCCGATACTCCTCCACAGTCTTACAGTGCTCTGCACGATAGTCCTTTGGAATACAGCCCAACTGTTCACTGGCAGCAAGACCCTTTGTACGGTCTGTACCATGAACCCCTTCGATCAACTCCATAAAATTCTCCTTGTTATGATTTGAGATGGAGTATTGCACACCAAATAGTTGATGTCAAACCTAACGATAAAATAAACTAAAAGAATGTTTTCTTATCACTCCTTGACATAAGTAGCAAGTTCGTTTAATATTGATCGTATATGGGTAGTGGCAAGCATTACTTAATTCAACTTCTCCGAGCAGTTGACCATTAGCAAGACGCTTAAGAGAGACATGTCGAAGGTTAATTATAACGCCAATCACTCACCGACTTAAGTGTAAGCCCAAGAAGAATACCGATGGGGCAACTGAATTCTAAAGACCAAACAGCGGTTGGACTCGTCAAAGCGAGGAAGGTGGTCGAGCTAATACAACTTTGATAGTTATTAGCTACCGATGGTTCGTACCGATGGCTCCAAGCTGGTAAGCGTACTAAGGTAAAAGGTCTTATTAACTCCTTAATTGGGGTTGGGATTCTTTTACCTTAAATTCCCCCAATTCACCCTCTGGTAATATAAAAACCCAATACAATCATACAGATATATATTCATACAGATTGCGAAGCAATACTGGTGTCTGTGTGATATGTGTAAAAGTCTTATTAAGGACTGATTGGGTTTAGACTGATCTATGCGACTTATGCACATATCCACAGATTATATTTTGTGTGTTATGTGGGTAAGTGCAGCATGCTCTCTCAGGTTAGTAACTATCTATCGCACTTATCCATCATATCCACAACTCCTACTCTCCTATTAAATAATTTCATTTATTTTGCCTTACCCTATTGACAGACTACGAAAACTGGTCTATAGTTGATCTTATAAGGGTTGAGGAATCCTTGTGTTAAGTGTATTTGTTTTGCCCAGTTCCGCACTGGGCTTTTTTATGTCCAACAACTAACAGGAAAACTCAGCATGAGTAGATGCAGAGCCTGCAACATAGAACTCTCAGAAGGTGATCTTTTGCGTAAAGCTAAAGATTGGGATTATTGCTCAGAATGTCGCAACCAATCAACTAAAAAATATCATGCCAGTGATAAAGAGTATGATCACCAGACACTAACTAATATCCAATTCGATGGTAGTCCATTGTCAGTAGAGCTGGGACATACAGCTGATTAATAATTAATTATAATTAGTGCTTGACAAAATATGAAGAATGCCTTAAACTGTTAGTATAGATAGTATAAACTTATTACAGGTAACCAAGCATGGCAGGTATTTCAAGAGATGCACGTAAAGTTAATCGCGCACAGTCTGCTTATGATAACGGTATTGATAAGTTTCTTGATATCATCGAAGGTCTCAATGATGAGATTCCAGAAATCTACGATATCATGATAGGTTACTCGAAGGGCAGAAGTGAACCTAAGTACGATATAACATCACAACAATACAGCGCACTTAAAGATCAATTCAACTTGTGGAAGAGTAATCTTCGTGAGCCAGATAAAGTGTTAGCACATATTAATGAAGAATTGCGAAAGAAGCACAACTCAAGTAGTGTGGATAGCGCAGGCTCTAATAAACCCAAATTAGCAGTGTTCAAATCTCAATAGATTCGAATAACTAAAACAGTTCCACTGCCAAGGGGTGCAATACTCCTGACGATTGCTAGAGCATTCGGTTAAGGGACTCTCACCTTTCAGGTGATTGTAAGCAAATATATCGGTACGCCCTCCAGCTGATATGTTTCCCTTTTTAATTCTGGAGAGAATTTGATGAACCATAATTCCTAACATAAAGTTGATTTGAATATCGGCTGGTTAGGTTGGGCATCTCCTTATATGGGAGAAGTCAGATGTATTTTATGTACAAGATAGTTAACACAGTTAATGAAAAGTGTTATATAGGTATTACCTGTCTAGAGAAATAGTGAGACGAGGTTATAAACTAAAATAGTACCCTATCTTCAGACTGGAGGGGTCTATGTCAGAACAGATAATTATTGAACCACAAGCAGGAAAGCAAAAACAAGCTTGCAACATAGCTGTAGATTTTTTGATCTACGGTGGGGCGAGGGGAGCAGGTAAAAGTTACTTACTAAACATGTTGCCACTTAAGCACATTGAAGACCCGAAGTTTCGTGGTATCTTCTTTCGTAGACAACATGACGAGATCATGGGTGCTGGTGGCTTATGGGCTACAGCGACATCAATGTATCCCCAGATTGGAGCACATCCAAATCTATCAAATTTAAGATGGAAGTTTCCTTCTAAAGCAGTTCTTCAAATGAAGCACATGTATACGGAAGCTGACAAAGAAAGACATCGTGGACTACAGTATTCATTTGTAGGTTTCGATGAGATCGATCACTTCAGTAAAGAACAGGTTATATTCTTACAAACTTGTCTACGTTCTGAAGCACAAAACGATTCGTATATGGTTGGTACTTGTAACCCGAATCCTGACTCATGGGTGTTAGACCTTGTAGAGTGGTATCTGGATGATGATGGGATACCAAACCCAGAAAGAAGCGGAACAATAAGACATTACCTAACAGTTGGTGGTGACTTTGTTTTTGCAGATACATCAGAAGAATTAGTTGAGAAGTACCCAGAGCTAGTTTATATAGAAAACACTAAAACTGGTAAGGTTGATTTTGTTCGACCTAAGACATTTGCATTCATAGCTGCTAATATTGATGATAACCCAGCACTTGTTAAGGCTAACCCTGTATATAAGTCTGAACTATTATCTCTCCCAGAGCATGAGAAGCTTAGACAATATTACGGTTCGTGGTATGCAAGGCCTACTGGTGCTAACTACTTCCAACGAGATTGGTTAGTAGAAGTTGATACATATCCTAACAAGGCTAAATGTTGCCGAGCATGGGACAAGGCTGCAACCCAGCCAAGCGAACTTAACAAGAATCCAGATTACACAGCTTGTAGTCCAAGGATTTATATGTTCGAAGGTCTTTACTATCTTGTATTCGATGTACATGATTCAATCAAAGACCCAAAAGATAACGATAAAGATATTTATGGACGTTTCAGACTCCGTTCAGGTGAAAGAGACCTCTTAATAAAGAGACAGGCTCAACATGATGGCACAGATTGCCACGTAGTCTTTGCTGTCGACCCGTCAGCATCAGGAAAAACAGAATTTGAAAGCTCGTCTCAGAAGCTAACCTGTGAGGGAATGGTGGTCAAGAAAGACCCTATGCCTAACAACAAGAGTAAGTTAGTGAGATTTGAACCATTCGCATCTGCTTGTCAGAATGGATTGGTTAGAGTTGTTCGTAGTTCATTCCCAAACAAAGCCACGTATGACGCATTCATGAAAGAATTGGAAGCGTTTGACGGTCAACCATCTACAGTATCGAGAAAGGACGATTGGCCTGATGCAACTGCGTCAGCATTCAATTATATCTCTCGTATGAAGACTATTAAGGATTTCACAATCCCTACTGGTACTCCTACTGGCAAAGGTGGCTCATTATTATCATCCTTTAAGAAGACTTTATTCTAATGGCAAGAAAACGTAAGCAAAAGTTAGTTGCAAAGGAAGTTCCTGTTACTATTAAAAAAAGTAGGAATGTTCCACGTGAAACATTATCGTTAGAGAAGAAAGCTTCTGTTGATGTTGGTGTGTCACGTATGATGTTAGGCTCGCAAGGTATTGATGGTCTCAGGACTACCAATGGAGCTATTAACGAACATTGTAACGCAGAGTTAAAGTGGCCTCACTCGATACACACGTATCAAGCGATGAGTCTCGACCCAACTGTAGCGGCTGTTAACAACTTCTACAATATGATGATAGCGAGAGCTGAGTTTGAATTTAAAGCTCCTGAGAACGCTTCAGCGGAGTCTATAGCGGCTACTGAGTACCTGAACTACTGTATGACTAATATGGAAGATCAGACTTGGCAACAATTCATTTCAGGAATCGGAACATACCGTATTTATGGTTTCAGTATAGCTGAGAAGTTATGGACTACTGTAAAGAACGGAAAGTACAAAGGTAGACTAAAGTGGAAAGCTCTTGCACAAAGGTCACAGCATACTGTTAAGCGTTGGGCTTGGGATAAGAATGACCCAGACAAGCTAACAGGAGTGTACCAGCAGAGTCAGGCGATGGATGTTGAAAGGTATGGAACTACAGAGTTCAAACCTGAACGCAAAATTGACCGCAGTAAGATTCTTCTTTTTAGATTTGACCCACAGAAGAACAACCCACAAGGAAAATCTCCTTTAGATGGTGCATGGCAAGCGTGGAAATATCTACAGCTAGTTAGAGAATATCAAGCGATTGGTGTTGCTAAAGACTTAGGTGGAATACCAGTTATTGGTTATCCAGTTGAGAAACTTATCGAAGCAGCCGCTGACCCAACAGGTGCAGCAGCAGTAACGTTAGACACACTGAAAGCTCAAGCATCGGCATTACATGCTGGTGATAGTACTTATGCTATTAAGCCAATTGATTACACTGACAACGGTAAAGAGTTATATACTTTTGAACTGGTTGGTATTCAAGGTGGTGGTAAGCAATATGATACTGGGGAAATTATAACCCAATACCAGAACGAAATATTAACTGTTTACTCAGCAGCGATGTTGAAGCTCGGTCAGGATTCTACAGGTTCATTCGCATTATCTGATAACATGAATAACATGCTTGCCTTTGGTGTACAGCATAATCTTGACATTATTACTCAACAAATTAATGTTGATTTAATCCCTCAGACACTTGCAGCTAATGGTTGGTTGTTAGAAGAAGAGGACATGCCACGTCTTACGTATGGTGATATCGCTCCACGTGATTTAGACGAACTTGGTAAATACATGCAACGTACTCTTACAGCGGGTGGTATTACAGCTGGTAAGAATCTTGAAGCAGCATTGCGTAAAGCAGCTAACCTTCCAGAAGCTACGTATGACGATCAGATACCAGAAGACTTTAAACCTGACAATGCATCTAATGCAGGAAAGGGTGATGGGACATCTGGTACAGGTGGTTCGCAGACAAGTGGTGATGACAACAACGAGAACACAGGATAATGACAGATTCAAATAAAAACGCAATCCCAATTATCAAGAGTGCAGATGAACTGAAACGAGAAGTGACGTTCATCTATTACGAGCCTAATAAACAGGATGCCCATGGTGATTGGGCTTCTGCTAACACTATTGAAAAGGCTTGTAGGAACTTCAATGAGAATTTAGAGAAAGGCAATGTTGTTGCTAATCTCTTCCACAGTCGTGATGACGATGGGAACATTGAAGCTACTGATTCATTTACGATTCAGAAGAGTTGGGTAGCACCAACAGACTGCATAATTGGTGAGACGGAAGTTATAGAAGGTACTTGGCTGGTCAAGGTTAAGTTTAATAACGATGTTCTATGGGACATGTTCTTACAAGAAACTGTATCAGGCGTAAGCTTTGGTGCGTTAGGAACAAGGAATTAATATGAGCTTAAAGCCAGAAGACGAAATTACAAGTATCACATTCGACCATAAAGGTGCTCACATGGCTGTATGTCATAAAGCGCAAGGTTATGGAGCTAACGGTAGGCCAGAGGCTCTACTTATTAAATCGGATGATGAAGCTATACCAGACGAAGCTATAAGTGACCTAGAGTTCATCAAGGCTACTTCAGAAGTTCAGATAGATACAACAATGTTTACATTCTTACGTAAATGGATGGGTATGTATTACGATGATGCCGATGCACTTGCACGTATCCTTGGATATGAAGGTGATGGTATGGAAGTCACTGAATGGATTGAAGAGAAGATTGAAGGCATTACGCTGCTTGAGGCTGCTACTCTGTGTGGAGAAGCTTCTCAATATGTCGATGAAGATATTGCAAAGCTAAACGAATTTATTAAGTCATTTGAAGACTTAGAAAAAGATTCATTATCTGAGGGCGACCCAGATGTGAAAGAAGAGATTGATAAATCTCAAATACCCTCAGAAAATAAACTAGAACCCCAAGGAGACCTCATGTCTTTGACAGACCAAGAGAAACTTGAAAAAGCTAACCAAGACGCTATTGATTTAGCAGCAAAAGTTGAGAAGCTAGAGAAAGCCGCAGCAGATGCTAAAGACCGTGAAGACGCTCTAACAGCACGTGCAGACAAGCTTGAAAAAGCAGCTCAAGAACGTCTTGAAAAAGCTTTCTTAAACAAAGTACAAACTTATTCATTCGTAACAGAAGATGAAGCGGAAGAATTTGCTAAAACACTTATCCTATTGGACAACGAAGATGTTGTTACAATGTTAGACAAAGCACAAGCTGCATTGACTGCGTTAGGTGAGACACAAGGTGTAGATACTGAAACAGACGTAGTTCTGGAAAAGTCTTCAAGCCTACAAGATAAAATTATGGCTAAGTATGACTTAGGAGATAAAGACTAATGGCTAACCCTACAGCTACACAAACAAACATTCAAAGCGAAATTCTTGCTTATGAAGAGTTGAAAGAATACGGCTACTGTCGTGTTAATGCTACGTTCGACAATGACCCGCTTATTGCTGGTGTTGGACTTGGTACTCTTTTCGCACGTACAGTTGATGAGTCAGCCTCACTAACAGTTTATGGCGCATGGGCACCTGTACCAGTTGCAGACCTTGCAGACGCTGCTACAGCATTTGCACCAACAGCTGACACACACGTTGAAGTTGGTATTATGATTGGTCATGGTAAGTTAGGTCTTGCTACAGACGAAGCATTCACAGTTGCAGACGCTACACAAGACATCGTGCTTTTAGTACGTGGTGCAGCTATTGTACGCTTGCCGTACATCAACTACACAGGTACTGCTACAGCAGCATCAACAGCGAACATCACAAATGTTATCCAGAATAACATGGTTGGCGTAATGCCAGTAGATTCTTTCGCTCCATTCGACGGAACTTACTCTGACGTAACTCCAATCACTTAATAGTTTAAAGGATATAATTAAACATGAGTATTACACATAAGTTTGATAACGCTTATACCCTTACAGACTACACTGCGGAGATGAACATCATCCCTAACAAGTGGGGTTTGATAAGCCAGTCTGGGTTGTTCACAACAGAGTCAGTTGGCTCTAACACAATTACATTCGATAAAAGTTACGGCACTGTAGCATTGCTTGAGGATACTCCTTGGGCTGAGCGTTCACAGTTCAGTGGTAACAAGAAAACCGAAATGTACTCATTCAGCATTCCTCACTTCACATTGGATGACACT